AGGTTACCTCCCTACCCAGCAGTCATATACCACTGGTATAGTTGATAACCTCTGTAAAGTAAGGTCTCTTATTTTACTTCCCGAGACCTATTATTTAGTAATAGGTTTATCTACATTACTAGCTCTTGCTCGTAAGTCTCTAGATATTGCATAAATGATATGCAATAATTATTGTACAATTCAGATTCATTCTGAGCTGATGTCACTTCTGAACGATGATTGTATCGTTGAAGAATCCGTAAGGTATTATCAAGATTAGATTTTACCTCATCATATGGAGGAACAATATTGTATCCCTCCAATCCCTCAAGTATTTCACAGGAATGTATGATACTATCCTTCTCTGTATCGCTCAATTGAAGCGACGCAATACCTATAGCCTCCATAGTGCTACTATTGAAGAATGACTTTACAATCTGGATGATATCCTCATTGCGCTGTAGAAGCTGTAAATATTTATGATTTACATCTTCAATCATTGGGAATAATTCAGATTCGAATTTTCCACCTATCAACGAATCAAGCTTATCTTGCTTCATCTTATCAACATCAGATAGTAAACTATCTGGTATAAATTGATTTAAGATAGTTTGTCTTAATTTGCACTTGATGTATGCTAAATAGCATAACACTTTCTCATGATCTAATGATTGGTTAGTATCACAACTATTATCGAAATCTTTAAAGATTGAGATACCCAACTCAGCAAGATATAATAATGATCCTGCTTTATCTGAAGATAATCGAGGGAATACCTCTTTTACCCAGTTTAGAACTTGAATAATATCAAGTCTCCTAAAATACTTAGATATCCACCATAGATAACTAAGCATAGATTCTTCTGATTCAATTGAATTAATCAGGAGCCTAATCGGGATTGGTGTACAATACTCACCGTCCAGTATTCTCACTTTTGCAAACTCAGCAAAAGCTGAATCCTCTCCATAAAGGTATTTATAACCTTTATTAAGATTTATATCCCAATTGATAAATTGGCATATATTCACATAAGTATGAAGAATACTTTGTTCTTCAGTATCAACCACCGAGATGATTGAATCATCTCCTAATACCCGATAGAAATCTGCTGGATTCATATCTTCCAATCCATGAGCACGCATAGTCATTCTCATGACAATATGGTGAACAAGCGCAAAGCTTGGAAACGAAGACTTATAACCTTGTGGTTGTCCGCAATGTTGAGTAAATTGGTGCAAGACTTTCTGTCTGTAAACCATACTATGAACTCCAGTAACGATGTTACTCCAGTTATCAGCATGATCTCTACCTAAGAAGATAGAGATAACCTCCTTCTGGAACTCTTGATTAAGAGTATCAGTGGCTTTACTAATGTCTAAACAGTAGACATTATTCTTCCTCTTAGCCCGATAATTCGGGCTAGTTACTAATTTAGCAAAGGTTATTCCTTTACTCTGGTCCTTCGTACAGTCTGTTCTCAGTCTGTCTAACCTCTGAACTAATCTTCTATGGTAGAAGTTCGCCCTATCCTGTATGGCATTAGATGCCATATGGATCAACCTATAATCCAGCTTATGCTGTTTTATCTTGATTGACTTCCTATCATATTGTTTTACGGTAGGAATCGCACATTTATTATAGTGGCTAACA